TTAATTCCACTCAATAGTTCCCCAATATTTTTCATTTTTAATCTTTTGTTCCTTGTCAGTGATTCTACATACTGCACAAAAAAAATCGTTAGTACTAGAGCCCTCACGTTGATATTTGAATCTAATCCACCAGTAGCCATCTTTTTTAATTACTTGATCGAATTTTACCCAATCATCTTTTGTGTATAGCCATGAATCTTCTTCAACGACTGTGCCGGTTAATCCGGGTGTTTTTCTGACTCTTATAGCTTTTTCTGGATTAGGATAAAATACGCCTTTCCAATTCCATGTGATTTTGTCAGCGCTTGGCTTACTACTTGGCGCATCAATTTGTCTGCCGTTAATGGCTTCAGCAATCCGCTTCGTGAAGCTGTCTAAATTGTTTTTAATGTAGTTTAAATCTTTCGTAGATGTGATAAAACCTAATTCGATTAAACGATAATTAAGATTAAGATCAGCAGACACGTTAGCGTTCAATAAATCCCCTCTAGGTGTCACACCTCTTATTTTACCCACTGTTTTATCTAATGCACTACTTAATGCCTTGTCAATGTCATCAGCTGGGAAACGATCGCTAATGATTACATGCCCGCCACTTGCTTGTGGGCTAGCAGAATCTAAATGAAACTCTATGATTGCATCCGGTTTGACTTCACTTTTAATCCAGTACATGCCATAATCTTTATAGTTTCCAACACGTTGACCGTACAATGTATCTTGATATAAATCTTGATTCATCGAGTTGCCACCGTATAACAATACTGTGTTACCTACTGACTCAAGATACTTTTTCACTCTAGGGATAATATTTTTACGGTTAAAATCTCTTTCGTTTTCTCCATTCGCAACGGCACCTGGGTCGTTAGAGTATGCGCCAATACCATGACCAGCTACAAGCATGATTTTTTTGCCTTTTGATAACTTATCTTGTTTAACTGGTGTTACTGCGCTTCTTAGCTTATTAGCAGTCGTTTCTTTTGCATAGAATGGACGAATGAACCACATAGGAAAATCATAGCCGTGTGTGCGTCTTGTAGTAACTTCTGGTGGGCTCCAGTAAGCACCGCCTAGCCAGTTCTGCTCTAAAATAGTTATAGAATCTAACGTAGCGCTTATTACAATACCTACATGACCATAACCACCGCCATAATTACGGTTAAAAATAACGACGTCGCCCGGCAATGCTTGAAACGACACAGTATTTTCGTAAACGGTTGCTTCGTTAGTGAAATCATTCCATGTAGGAATGTCCGCAGCGCCCACACCTTTCAACCTGTGATTAAATAAGTAAAGCCAATATTGGTTAGCAGTATCGAAGCATTGACATCCAAATGCATTGTCTGGATTCCACGCCTTACCCTCTAAACTTTTAAGATAACTAATAGCTTGACTGTATGTCCTAACCGACGGCATTGTTATCATCTCCGTTCACTTTAGGTGCGCCACCAGTTGACTGAATGCCAGCTTTTACTTCATAAATTTTTTGTTGCCCTTTCTTAGATGCGTGAGTAAAGTTGTTATTCTTCCACCACGTCCAAATTGAAACAATCCCAGTAACGACTGTGCTTATAAACACTTCGTCAACTGGGATTGGAGAAATATGTTTGATTGCTAAAAACTGATTGATCCATGCGACTATTAATAAAATTGTTCTTACGATTGTACCGATATCCATTTGTTTACTCCTTTTATCCAAAATAAAAAACGACTAAAAAATTAGTCGTTTAAAATTATTCAATGGTCAATGTCGGAGATCCTGAATAAACATCACTTATAGTGACATACAACATCCCTGAAGGATTACTAAAGTTGATATTTTTACTTGCAACTCCGCTATTGACTCCTGATATTCCTAATTCACTTGACCCTAAATTAGTTTGCGAAATCCTCATTATACCGCTACGTACATTTTCTATTGTCACCTGATAACTTTTATTAGGTTCAACTCCATTTATTGTCCATTTTGCTGTTGAATCTTCTATGCTATCCGGATATTTATTTTTAGGTAAGGGTTTTATTACAAAAGATGAAGGCTTTTTCCATACTTGGATATTTCCAGCATATACTTTTGTATATTCTTCATCTTCGTAAATAAACTTCTTTACATTTTTAAAATTACCTTCCATAAAAATCACCCCTTAATTAAGTAAAGTGTATTAGGGTCTTTTTGATACAAATAATTATATTCTGTTTCACTGCCTGTCCAAATATTCAGTGACGGCTGCGAAGAACCGATAGGTTGATAAAGTTTATCTGCTTCCTCTTTTGTAAAAGCATTTGATGATAAAAGATAACGTTCATCATGAGTGTGATTTATGTCTGATTTTTTTGATAAAGCATTTTCCAATCCTTCAATCTGTTTGATTGTATGACTATGATTTTTATCTGCATACAAACTGTTTAATGATTGCTTGAATCTCTCAAAATCTTCTGTACTAACTTTTGAGCCAATCTGTTGCAATACACTTTCTGAAATAGAGTTGTTTTGTATTGCTTCTGCTAATTCTCTTAATGTATTCATAGATTCAGGCGCGCTATCAACTAGTTCAGCAATTTTTGAATCCGTATACGTTTTAGAGTCGTTGAGAGTTGTATCTTTGATTTTTTCAACTTCTTGCAATTTATCTTCTAACCCTTCAACATTTGCGATATTGATTTTATCCAATAACTCAGGTTCTGCTTTGATATCTGTATCTTTACCATCAATTTGCCACATTTTAGTGTCAGGATTGATTGATACTACAGTACCGTTTTTACCGGGTGCGCCTTGTTCTCCTTTTTTACCTGCTTCACCTTTTGCACCAGGTTGTCCCGGTTCGCCTTTATCACCTTTCGCACCTTTAAATCTACTTTCATTCTTTTCGATGTAAGAAATGACATCTTTATCTATTTTCTCTTTAAAGTCTTTGTTCAATAAATCTGTCGCGTTATCTTTTAAGATTCTCGTAATAGCATCATCTACCAATTTAACATCGATTTCTTTTGCTACAGCAGATTCAATACCACTATCAACGATATTGAAAGAAAAGTTCGCGACATGTATTTTTTCTTCTTCTTTCTCTAAAAACAGCTTACAACGAACATAACCAGCGTGTTTGATAACCTTTTTAGGTATCTTGTAGGTAATGAATCCTTTTACAACATCGTCGATAATAAGGGGCTCATTTTTGAATATAGAGCCATCTTCCATAAACAAATGTAATCTAGGTGTTAAGCCATGTGCTTTTAGATCGATACGACCTTGTTTGTCATTGATACCTATTCTTATAGATGCTGTATTTTCATCTTCAGTGTAAAATCGACAGCCAATGTCACCTAAGTCAACACCATCATTTTTTATTCTTGTTTCAACATCTTTTATTTTGTACATTTATACACCTCTTTATTTATATTTATCTCTTATAAAGTAGATACCTTTTAAGCCGATTTGTTTATATAGCTTAGCGATTGTACTAGCTTGATGTTGGCACCACTCTATAGCAGTAGCGTATTGGTGCGTAGCTGGATTCTTAGGATTCCATCTGATTCTGTACAGTGTATTCTGCCCTTTGTTGATGTAATCCTTTCTTACGAAGCTAGCACCGCCCATGATTGCTTTTGCTGGAGTTGTCCAACCTTTATTCTTAGCAAATTTCATTGCATAATCAGGGTCGTTGTCGAATGCACCAATACCGAAGTAATTATATGCACCGTATCTACCACTAGCGAAGTTACTTGTTCCGTATCCACTTTCTAAGAAAGCGTGCGCGATCAAATAGATTTCGTTAATGTTGTTTTTCTTACAGGCTTCTGCAAATGCTTTGCCTTGTCCGTCTAGCGTTCCTTTCCCTTTGAGTATCTTATTAAGCGCACTAACTGAAACGCCTTGATACTTGCCTAAATTAAGCATTTGATAGCATTGTGTGTTACTTTCCCATATTCGCTTAACATTCATTGCTGAGCTCGTTTGTGCTCGTGTTGCATTAGCCCAGCCCCATGTATGAGATTTTTTCGGGTTACCCCTAGACATTTGTCTATCCAGTGCTTGCTGGAACGTGAACGGACTTTTTTCAGTAACGATGCTTGGTTTTTCGTCTGATGCAGTGGGTCCTCTTGTTGACGCACTGTCAACCGATGTTTTATCACTAATTCTTATTGTTGTTTGTGTAGTTACTTCTTTAATATTTTCTCGTTTCAATATATCTCGTTTGATGTACGTCTCAAGCATTTTCTTTTTGACTTGCTCATACTTTGCGTCATCCGGTATACCTTGCTTAATCAAGTCGTAATTAATTAAATCTTTCATACTACGCCAAATATTAGGGTCTACCTTTAACGTCGTTTCAGATAATTCTTTATCTGTTCCTGACAACAACCATACACCCCGTATTAAAGCTTGTATTTGGTTCATTAAGAATTGACGCTTGCTATCTGTTTGACCACCACATACTTCAATAACTAGCCAATTAGGGTGACGCGGGTCATCAAAATTGGTTGGTCTAGCAAGCCATGTAGCCTCTCTATCGACATATAAATGCGGTATTTCATAATCGCTTATAAACTTATTTCTTTGCGTATACAGTTCGTCTACAGAACGCATATGCATTGATTCTTTTATATATAATCCTTGAATATCTGAGCGTTCATCACCCATTACAACTATATGATCAATGAAATGCTCTTCTTTATCTAAAACATTGCTGTAAGCAGTGTATTTTACTGTTTTAACTTCTTTAAATTGCGGTTTCTTCGCTTCGCCAGTAATTGTTGAGTCATTGGCTTTTGATGCTGAACTTGTATCAGTACTACTAGGTTTGCTAGTATCTTTTGAATATGGAGGTCTGACAAAGCCTGTAACACTTACATAAGGGTGTCTTACTAAACTTCCCGGAGAACCTGTCCAACTATTAGAATTAACCCAGTTTTGGTCAACGCTATAAAAATAACTTTTATTAGATGGTCCTACTACTATTGCGGTGTGTCCGTCCGAACCTATTCCGTTGCCAGGGTGCCAAACTGCGATGTCTCCAGGTTCCGGTACAAATCCAGATGAATAACGATAGAATCGGAAACCCTTAGGATATCTGTAATTAGCCATATCCTTAGCATTGCCCCATGTTACAAAACCCCAATATCTTTTAAAAATAAAGTTAGGTGTATCCCAACATTGACTGCCCCGATAATTATCTATATTAATCCTCTTACCAATATTCGACTTTGCCCACTCCACCACTTCACTAGCTGTAGGCTTTCTAGTCTTTGGGTTAGGTAATCCCATGTATGCACCTCATTTCAATCAAAATAAAAAGCCAGTGCCGAAGCACTGACTCTTAACTGTTATTTACATTTACCAAACCAGAAGCACGCCCAGAAGCTATATCCTAAAATCCCTTTAAGCATGGTAATCACCTCCTTTAAATACCAAAAATAGTTCTTAGTAAAGCTATGACAATCGTACTGAAGATAGTCCCTATCAAACCGAGAATCCACATTTTCATATCGCGTATATTTTTGTCGTTTTCTTTCTTATTTTTTTCGTCTATCTGTCTTTCCCTCTGGATAGCATCTAAAGTTTTATCTAATTTAATGTTAACTTGCTCTTGAGTTTTTTGACCTAATTTAATCTCATTGAGAGTGCTAAGCATTGTTTTATCATTCTCTTCTAATCTTCTAATTCGCCATTCATGTTCGTGCCGTTTGGTAAATCCAAACATTACGCCACCTACTTTGTGTTAAATTAAAAAGCCTCAAGCATTACACCTGTGACTTTTCATCTTTTGCCTCTGGATATTTTTCACCAGTGATCAATGCATATTCTTCTTTGTCGATTACACCCATGTCTACGTACCACTTAATTTGCTCATTTTTATAGCAACCCCACACATAAAAAGTTTTAATGTCCTTGAAAGTTGGATAAATCATCTTAATTTTCTCCATTTAAACGTCCTCCTCTGTATTTGTTTTACCAGCTTTTAGTTCAGTCAACTGTTGTGTTAACATAGCGTTTTGTTGCTTTAATTCCATCGCCAAAATGTTTACTTGCGTCACCTGCATTTGCATACTTGCAACCATTCCGCGAAGTTCTTCATCACTCAAATCTGATTCACTTTGTTGGTTTGATGCATTCGGTACGTCTTCTTTTTCGAAATTGCTATTGTATTTAATTTCGCCGTTAGTGAAAACGAACTTTCTAGGTTCGAACTCTTCTTTGAATTTGATAGGCACATTGTTATCGTCTACATCTAAACTATTGCGTAAACCGCCAGTATTAACGTATCCGATAACTTCGTTTTTATCGTTTACTGTGATTTTCATTATTTCCACCCCACAATTTTATTTATCGTAACTCTGTTTGCATTAGCACCAGAACCTGTTTTACTGCCTAAATCAAGGTACACATCGTTATCGATTTTTAACGTCGTACCACTTTCTTTAGTTATTAAGCATTCATAACTACCACCACCGTTACCGTCTGAGTCAACTACATTTGTTTTACTTAATTGAATCGCATTTGGTATAGAGGTTAAACTGAATGCTTCAATAACACCACCTGGATAAGTACCGCTTATGAATAGAATTGCATAATTTGTATAAGCTTCGGTTAAATTAATCCTTGTTCCTACACCGTTTGCAGCACCGTCGAATAACACGGCTGTTTTATGTTCGTTAGGTGTAGCCCATTGTGAATCTAATCGACCATTGGTGATTGATCGTGTATAAACTTTTTTAGAGTTTAAAGGTGTGAAGTTGAATAACTTATTTGCATCATCTTTAACAAATACTGATAAGTAGCCTTCGTAACTTTCAACAATACCTGGTAAATCAGGCACACTTGTTACGTAATAATTCCCAGCGCCCAATGCTTCTAAATTACCTTTGGCGTTATATAAGTTCTTTTGGATTGATTGACCGTTATGTTCTGTTAACTTATGTTGTTGCCAACTTATACTTTGTAACTTACCATCTACATACTGTTTAGCTTGATTCAGTGTGTTGTTAGATATTTCTTCAACAAATTGCTTAGTTAAGTTTCCATCATTCTTTTTATAAAACGGGTACCACGTGCCGTAGATTTTGTATTTTGTGTACTCATCGTTTGAATCATCTGGGTACCATGTTGCACGAGCAGTATTATTATCAACAACATAAACAACTAACACACCAGATTTGCTTGATGTATAAGTTGATTCATCGAACGAAGAACCGTCATCAACACCATCTTGTCCGGGCTTCTCTAACGTGCCTATATCCGCCTTTTCTGGCGCATCTTTTGCATTAGTAATATGAATAATCATAGATGAGTTAGCGTGTCTTAAAACAGCTTCTATTGACTGTTCAGATGATTCGATTGCTTTACCGTAATCATCAGTAAGTTTAGACTTTTGCCAATTTGTTGTTGAATTACCTTTAACAAGGTCAGCGCCATTGATTTGTTGTTCAACTTCGTTAACACGTTCAAAAATCGCTTGCTCTTTATCAACAATTTTCTGGAACTCGCTATTTATATATTGAACGGCTTTGTCTTGTGTTGTTGTAATCATCTGTACCGCTTCATTTTGTTTGATTTCTAATCTTTGAATACCTTGATTAATACGACTATCAATTTCAGTAACCAACGATTTTGTATCACTCAAACTTTTCTTTAAGTCCTCAACTTCTTCTTTAACACTTTCTGTTAAGTCCTGAATTGATTTGATATAAACTAGCTTTGTTTTACCGTCAAAATTACTAATTAGATCATTCTGGATATTGAAGTTAAATTGACGCTCTACAATTACGTTATTGCTACCGTTTTGAGTAAAATATGCTTGCGCATGTACGCGTCCAGTGTATTTTAAGAACTCATTTGGGATAACGTATTGCATTCGTCCGTTAATTGCATCAACAATTGTAAGTTCATCACTAATATAAGCGCCGTGTTCATCGTCGAAGTTATCCGTCTTAAGCACAATACTAGTCATCGCATTATGTTTGCTGATTGATAACGGCTTATTATTCTTAGTTACTGCAAAATTTAAAACACCAGTTCCTCTATCTGATTCATAGAAACTGATGTTTGTGTCAATAACCGGATTATATTGTGATGTTGTTTGTAACTCGATTAAGTTATCATCTTTCGAAAAATTATCTACTACCATTATTCAACCTCCTTACCTTCTATTATGCTCCAACCACTATTACCACCAGTACCAAAGTTTCTAACGAAAAACTGGTGAGCAGAAGCAAAGTTATTACGTCTTAGCACTTGTGTTGTGTTACCCGGTGTATTTGATTTTACTTCTAACACCCAGCCTGCAATACCTTTGTAATCTTTAGGGAAGTCAGAAAAACGTTTTGATTCTTCAGTGGTGATATAGAAGTCTAAACCAACAATTTTTAAATCAGACAATTTCGTGATGCTCTTAGGGATATGTTCCCAATAACCAGCACTTTGTGGGTTAAAATTCCATGAACCGTTGTTTTTCTTGTTAAAGATGTCGATAACACGTTCAAATTTGAGCATATTTCTACCTGTGCTGTTTCTAGTTAGTACTTGTCTTAACGCACCATTATAATGACCAGGCAGTACATCAAAGAACCAACCTGCATCTCTAAACGCTTTCGGTAACGGGAAATCTAACGCATTTTGTGTGTCTTGCGTATAGATATAGTAATGACCAACTTCCGTAATATCACTTAGATATGCTGGGTTTTGTATTGGTAACGGTTTAACACGTCCGCCTGAATCAGTCATCGATACTTGAGGTGCAATGTTTTTTAAGAATTGGTTAACACCTCTTTGGCCGATGGAATAAATTGAGTGATGTCTGTTGTTACCAGGTCCAATAGTTACCCCTATTAAAAGCGCTTTGCGTCCTGTTTCTAGATCGTAATACATATCTAGACCCTCAGCTTCTTGGAAGTCTCCTTTAAAGTTATTATTCACACCACCAATATCGATACGTCGTTTAAATAACAATTCTTTTGTTTTTATATCGAAACCTTGTAAGTAGTTAGGGTTGGCTGTATTCGAATCACCTGTATACCAATATAAGATACCTGCATCATAAGTGATACCTTGCATAGGTTGTGTATCTGAAGTGTATTCCATAGGTATATCCATTTGATACAATACTTTGTCTATACCTTTATCAATATCGTCAGCACTTCTAACCTCAACAAAGTTCAACGAATTCTTAGCTTGTCTTTCAGAAGCTTTATATTCACGTCTAAAAATCATTAAGTTTTCTATAGGATTATAAATTGCCGACGTATATCTATCGTTAAATACGTTTGGCATGACGTCTTGCATTTCGTTGCCATACGTCATTTCTCCACTTCTATATTTAAAGCGTACAAACTTGTTGTTTTTGTTACTGTCCAATACAGCTGAATAAATCCATAATTCTCCATCAATGTATCTATACGCATTGTGTGTACCGTGACCGCCATTTTTAACAAGCAATCTATCAATAAATTGTCCGTTAGGCTTCAATCTAGATAACATGTAATGATTGCCTGGACGCGCTTGTGTCATGTAAATAATTTTTGTTCTAGGGTCTACCCAAAATGATTGCATTACTGCGTTAGTATATGGCGATAAATCTGTGATGAATTCCGGTTCTTGCTCTTTTGGTTCAAATCGGTATTCTGTCGCTTGATATTCTTTATAGTGTTCATCTACAGCTTTCTCAACCTTTTTAGTGAAAGCATCTAGTGTTGAATAATCATGATACAAACGATCTTGCAATGTCTTATGATCATAACCAGTATTATCAACTCGCGCGTCTTTTACCTCGTTGATACCGTCGCCGTTATGACCTATTATCATGTTGCTAAAACGGCCATTTAAATACGTTAAATAATCTTCAACACTGTCATTCAAGTATTTAATTTGTTTCGCTGAGTGTGCGTATATTTCTTCTTTTTGATGATATATAAACATTTTCTCAAGTTTGCTCATTCCATTATCAAGTAATCGATAGTTGTACTCGTGCTGAGCAACTACTTTTGCGCCAGTGGTAGAATGCAAACTTGTTATTAATCCGTAAGCCATTGGTTGCCTCCTTTAGTCGTAAAAACTGTAATAATCCTTGATTAACTCGTACATAATAACCTCGTGACCTTTTTCGTTAGGGTGTAAGCCGTCCTCCATGCTCGCTTTCCTAAAAGCTGGATTGTATGGCTTAAAGTAATCTGTGTGATATGCGTCAAACACTGGTACATCTAACTCACTACAAGCTAATATTTGAGTGTTTACATAGTCCTCAAGTGTTAACCCTAGTTTGTTTTTGTCCGTGTCTTTACGGCGTATTGTTGTACCACTCATAGGGCATTGTCTTGTAGCTGTCATCACTAGTATTTTTGAATCTGGATTATTCTTTCTAATAACTTCAATTGCAGAACAAAAGGCACCGTAAAACGTTTTTGTATCCGTTTTATCAGTGCCTATCGGTACGCCTGCCCAATAACCGTGTAACCAGTCATCATCAGTGCCTTGTAATATGATTAGGTCTCCTCTTATTTGCTCTGCTTGTCTATAAATGCTGTTTTCTACCGCTTCTTTACCTATTGGAACTGTTGCCATTGTTGCGCCACCTCTTGCAAGATTAGTCGTTTTGGCTTTCAATTTCTTGCCTAACATTTCTGTGAAATTAGTTTTTGCGTGCGACCCTCTAGCTACAGAGTCGCCAATCGTTCCAATTGATTTGATGTTTCTTATACTTGATTGACTAGTAAAGTCGTACATGATCGTACCATTAGCAGTTGTAACTGTTTTAGTATTCATCTTATCGACTTTAGCGTTTATTTTTTCATTCTGCTTAACCAATTCATTATTTATAGATAAACTTGCGTTAACTTTTGCGTTTAATGCTTTTAGTTCTTTAGATGGGTCGGATTTTGTAGATTTTACGCTTTTAACATAATTTGCAGCATCATGAACTGCTTTGTTATAACGATTACGCCTTGTAAAGTCTCCTAATACTACATCTTGCTTAGTGATATTATTGTACGCATCTCTATGTGTAGTGATTTCGACTATTCTCACTAAGTCGTTATATCCTATGGCAGAATCCACCACTCTAACAACATCACCTATTCTAGGGTTAGCCTCTGGAAAATGCTCAGGCTGTGCTACGAAGTCCAAAGAAATAGAAGCAGTGACACTTTTCTTTATCACTAGCTCCATTGATTTTTTTAAAATATCTTCTTTTTTTATACGTCCATCTATTAACGGAGGCGCTTCCCTTTTCCCAATCAGTTGTGCTAATGGGTGTGTGAATTCGAATTGTAATCCAGCCTCTGTATAAGTTTGTTGACCGTCAAAGTCGCCATAGCCTCTTATATATGTGTAGCATTTAGAAGCATCTTCTTGAATTTTGACATTATCAGCATTTACACCTGATTTGATGTAATAATCTGCTACTTTAGATAATTCATCGTACAAGTGAAACGTCTTAGTTTTAGCTTCATATTCATATTCGAGATGATAACGTTCAAGTCCTTTTTTAAATATCTCAAGTCTTGTGTCTCCCTTACCTAATCCCTCGAACTTTGATGCGTCAACCTTAGTGTGCAATACGTACTTATAACTAGTTCCTTTAAATACAGTGTTAAAAAACTCTACGCCTGTAAAACTTTCGTTATACTCTTGGTAAATCCTAGAATTGTTAAGGTCATCAAGTTCTTTTTGCCTAGCTTTGATATCAAGCCTTATTTTTTCGCCAATAGTAGACTTATCAAGTATGACAATTACATATTCGTTGAAATCATCTTCACCTTCAACATGAGTGATCGTCCACATTTTAGTTATAGCACCTATTGCGTCAAACGTACTCGCGTTCTCGATAATAGTTAGATCCAAAGAACTATCTTCATTTAGCTTTTTACTTATTTTTGTACTAACATTAATAGCGTGCCCTACACCCTGTAGACTTTTTAATAAAATTGGCATAGGCTACTCCTTATCTAAAATATAATTTGTGTCTAAATGTAATTTGTTTCATTACTTTATTAGACTTGAATCGATTCCAGCCTGGATATAAAACCGGTTGTTCTAAAGTTTTATTAAAAGAATCTATATTTAAATAACCTCTATAGGTATGTTTACCGTCGAAGATTATTTTATCTCCGGCTTTTAAATCAACTTCCTTAATAACTGAGATATTTCCTTTATCTGTATAGAAAGTGAATCCATCCTTATCATTAGCTTTAACATCTTCAGCTAACTCTATTTCAACAACATTAAACTGATTAAACTGTGTTAAAGGAACATCACCGTTATAATAAACTTCTCCTGAGTTAGTGTTGTGAAATGTCATTTGACGCCTCTTATCACCTTCGTTTGTAGGCAATCTATCAGGTACCGACCATTTTTCAGGGTCGTTATCACTTTCAAGATCAGTACTATAACCGACACTTTCAAAGTATGGTAGTTCGGTTGTTTCAAACGACAAAGAAAATTCCCCTGATGTTTGAGTTGTGTCAAAAGAAACTTCACTTACTAATCCTACAAAAAGTTGTCGTCCATCAACATAATCAAGCTCAAATGCTTGTTTGTCTTTTGGTATATCTAATATATGCTCATACTTAATTGAATTGTCTGGTGTAGCTAATTCCCTTAAATAAAAACGTCCAGCAAATAATGCTTGGACGTCTGACTTTAAATGTGAAGCATAAGCAATTTTAGGTACTTTATACCTTAGCTTAAGCTCTACTTTTTTAAGTTCTTCTTTAGCGTAATTATGAAATCTACCATCAATACCCTCTATATCAGAATAGTTACGATGATATCCTGCGCCTGTAACGTTATATTCAACTACTTCCAAGTGATTATAAGTGAAAGGATTGTCACTGACGCGATACTGTGAACCATTCCTTATTACTTCTATATCGTGCGCTATCAACTAACAAACCTCCCTTATAATAAGTTGAAACTTCCGTCTATAGCGTTCATGTCATCAATGCGTGATTTAATTAAATCAAGGTCGCCCTCATTTCTAATCGTTACATTCACAATAGGTCTATTATTTTCTTTTAAGCTATGTTGAACATCGCTAGTCATGTGTCTGTCTATAGAAGTACTTACAGGATCTACTATACTATCTGTCAAAGTAGAGGATAGCTCTTTATTAAAGGCACTGCCAAAGTCTGTAGCAATTACTTTTGCTTGCGATACCGCTAAACCTTTACCTAAGCTACTACCTCCACCGTGTCCACTTACGAATGAAGTTACAGAGTCCCAAGCTGATGAAATCGCATCGCCTACCGCGCTGACTACTTTGTGCGCAGCATTGGCTACACCCTCAGCTACTTTGCCGATTAATTCCGCTCCGGCATTTAAGAAATCACTGAAGAAACTTTTAATCTTACCAAGTGCATCACTCATACCGTCACCTACATTTGAGACAACTCTTTTAAACCCATCAGCTACTTTACTCGCGAAACTTGTAACTGTATTCCAAATGTTAGAAACCCATTCAGAACCTTTTGTGATAATAAAGTTTAATGCTTGTCCCATTTTTTCAGCCACACTCCAAGCAACACGACTGAACCAACTTGTAACAGTGTTCCAAATACTGCTAACAAAATTAGTGATTGTACTCCATATCTGTGACCAACTTGTACCAAACATTGAAAGCGTTCGATTCATTACGCCAGTTAAAAAGCCGATAATTGACTCCCAAACTGATTGCATGTATTGCCAAATCGTATCAAGTACATTGGTAACCGTAGTTTTAATAGTCTCCCAAGCACCTGAGAAGTCGCCAGTAAGCAACTGAATTAAAGCAGTGAATAAACCTACTATGATTTGGACTGCTACGGATATCACTGTTCCTATGGCTTGGAACGCAATTGTAATTAACGTCCACAAACCTTGTATGATATTCATAACATTTGTAATAATGCCTATTACCAAAACACCTAAAACTTGCATGAATACTTGTCCTAATACTTGTAATATAGGCATGATTGGCTGTAATGTTGATTGAATTTTGCCCCACAATTGAGTTAACCAATCTACTACACCTTGAATCGCACCGGAAACTGCTGTTTTAATACCGTTCCAAGCTTCTGTTATTGTTTTTCTGAAATTCTCGTTTGTTTTCCATAAATAAACAAGAATACCAATGAATACACCAATGACTGCAACTACTGCTAATATTGGCCAAGAAATACTTGTGAAAGCACCAGTCAATAAACCGAACGCTTTACTTACCACCCCAGTTATTCTAGTTAAATCCAGTATTCTTTTGACAACATTCAATAAAGTCATACTAAACACATTACTTAACACACTGCTAACAGCTGCGATCGGAGCCATTAAAGCCCAAAATACGCCACCTAAAATACCGATAACACCGATAATTTGAGCGACTGCTGGGTGTGCTTCGAATAGTTTGGCGATAAATCCAGCTAAATTAGTAATGAAATCTAGTAATTTACTAGCTATAGGAGCCATTGCAGTACCAAATGCCACTAACGCTTTTACGATATTACCGATTAACTGCATAATAGTAGGACCATTCTCTTGAACGTAACTGATAAAGTCTTTAAATCCTTGTGATTGTCCTACTTGTTCTGACCATGCTCTAAATTGAGAAGTTAATTTAACTAACCAGTCAAAAATGTTAGAACTGTTTTGAGCAAAAGCAATCATTAAATTACCAATACCAGCGAACACATTGCCAAATATCTGACCAATCTTAGGTAAGTTAGTGGTAGTGTAGTCAATAAACGCTTTAATAGCATTCTGACCAGCCACACTATTAGCCCAATTTTGGAAAGCTATAGACATGTTCTGTAGTCCTTGAGACACAAATTTGAACAACGGCATTAATTGAGTGAAAATGTTAATTAATCCGTCGCCAAATCTTCCTGCAGCGTTCAATAAATCTCCGAAGATTGCGCCACCTATGCTATTCAATGCTTCAAACGCTTTCTTAGTTGTTTCAGAATGTTTAACCCAATCCTCAAACTTGCGTGCGTTTGCTTCAACCAGCATAGATACTTCGGATAAGAATGGTTTTAATTGAGACATCGCACTTGTAACACCTCTGATACCTGCTGACATCGCATTAAAGATACTTGCTTGATTCTCTTTAACAATATCACGCCATGTAGTTTTTAACTGATCGCTCGCATCTCTAAAGTTTTGAACTTCTTTTGTTACTGCCAATGTTCCATCTTCAACCATTTTAAGAGCGCTAATAGCCATTGCACCAAAGCCAACAACTCCAAGACCTGCGACAGAGAATGCGCCAACTAAACCTAAAACGCCACCACCTAATACACCAACCGCATTAAGTACTGCCATTATTGCAGGTACTAACCCGGCAATCACTGGTATCAATGCTTGTATACTAGCAATCATTAAGCCTTTAACTTGTTGTGCAAAAATTGTACCAAATGTACGAATTTTAGTAGCTAGCGCGTCCATTTTCTCACTATAGTCAGTTAAGGACTGATTCAGTGCCTTAGTTAAAATTTGGGTTTTTGTCATACCTCTCGTATCGAAATTAACTTTTATTGTTTTGTTGTGTAACGTGGCCAACATCGTTTTTGCACTAGCAATTGCACGTTTTAACGGTGAATTATTACCATCTATTTTAACGTTATGTTCACGCCATTTTTGCGCCATAGCTTTAGCGCGTTGTAAAGCTCTTTGGAATCTTGAAATATCTGCTTTTACATCTGTTTCAATTTCGTTTGGTACAGACGTCTTTGCTAATCGTTGAGCTTTCCTTACGTTGCTTTGGAAATCTCTAATATTGGCCATAATCTTTGCCATAAAATGAGTATCCAAAGGCTAACCTCCTTTCGATTCAAGGAACTTTCTTGTACCTTCTTTGAAGAGTTCACGTCTTCTTTTTTCTTCTTCTAATCTAACTTTTTGTACACGAGCATAGCTACCAGGTTCTCTTATTTCGTAACGTTGTTTCTCAATGTCACGAATCATACTAGTTAGCCTCTTAGAAGCTTGTACTAAGCCGTTAGCTTGCGCTTGTTCAATTAATAATTGTCTTTGATCTAGGTACCTATCCTGACCACCAATAAGCCAATCACGCCATTCAGCAGGTGTTAGTGCTAACAATTCATGTTCAGGGATATATCCTAAATATCTAGCTGTCAGTTGCCTTATTTTTGAGTAATCGTGTAAGGTTCTGCGCCCATGATTTCCTTGTAATTCTCTTTCATCATTTCTATGCCTGCTTTCGTCATTTCTTTGTCCTCGCTTTTGGCCATATTCGGTGCTTTGTTCAATGTCATCCAGTACGAGCGACTCTCCCTCTTGAAAAAACCACTATTGTTAAGTTTGTCCAAAGCCCCTTGTAATAACGGCAAAGTATCCTCGTTTTCAGTGATGAAATCATCAATTGCTTTTTCTAATTGTTCTCGAGTTGGTGGGTTTTTTAAATAAGCAGTAGCACATTCCCAAAATTGTAAAATCGCTTTGTTTCTAGATTCTAGCAAACCGTTAAAGATAACATTGAATCCTGGCATTGCTCCTTTTCTCCCATCTTCGCTATCTTCAGAGAATTTTTCAGCTTTTCGGTCAAATGCAAATGTTACTTTTGCTTCTACTTCGTAATCTTTTTCTCCGTCATTAATTTTTAATGTTGTAATTGGATTAAATTCAGTCAAAATATATACCTCTTTTCAATTTTTTATAAAAAATAGGGAGCTTACGCCCCCTTGATCTATTAGTTTACATAGAATGGTCTTCCGTGTGTGAATCAGATACAACACTAGCTTTCTTTTGATTCTCGAATGTTCCGACTTTTTCGCCGAATTTTTCGTATTCAACTGTAGGCGCACCTGCAGCTTCAAACCACTCTTTCGGCAAGTTATCTTCAGCACCTTCTGCTGTATTCCATTTAACTTTTAATGATAGTTCGATTTTGTCACTTTCATCATCAAACGACATTTCAAATGATTCTGGAACAACATAACCAAACATTCCGTGATGTTTACCGTCTGCACGTTTATTACGCTCATAAAGCCATATACGCAACTGTCCACCTGTTTGTACAGCGTGTTTCACTGCTTCAATTCCTTTATCTCCAGGCACATTACCAATTGTTAATTTAAATGATTCTGACATTGCATTGGGAGAATAGTCCGTTTTACCGCCTCGTACTATTTCAGCTAAATCATTTTCAATCGTATGTCCACCTTCTTGTAAGTCAGCTAATAATAAAGATTCTACTGGATCTAAGTCAGTTTCAGCTGGACGTACAACTGCTAAATAGTTTTTTTGCGCCATTTAATACACTCCTTCGTTTTTCTTTTTATGTCTGTACTTAAATAAAAGCCGTATCGTGCCATGCTTAGTAAACCTGTCTATATCAGGGAATACTGCTTGACTATCGATACAGCTATATTGGAATTCGTAATTTTCTATCTCTATAGTCCTGTTTAGCACATAGCCTATTGCGCTTAAAATGAGCTTAGCCTCGTATTGTGTAGCGAACTGTGAATACACATGTATGACAATACCAACTGTTTCTCTCATTGTTGCACTAGATTCGTTGTTAGTGACGTTTGATTCACCCACAACAATATATGGGTAAACAGCGTCATCTTGAACAACGTCAAAGACCCTATCACCAACTATTTTGTTAATGTTAGGGTCTGAGATTAATCTTTTATATATTTGATTTGTAAGTTCAGGTTCAACTGATACCCACATATTTAACCACCTCTATGAAAAATACTGCTCGAACGTCTTGCGTCCTGCGTCAATTGCAGGGTTCCAAAACGGCTGTGGCGCTTGTCCTTTAGTAGTATGCCATTTACCGTTAGCGTCTTTATAACTCCACGGTATCTTTTTAGCGCGACTACCTTTAGTGGCATAAATACCTGTGCCGTACTCAACATAAACACTATATTCTGCACCTACATTGATAACTCCTGTTAGACCGTTGTTCTCAAATCGAAAGTCTATACTTTCTTTCAAAAATCCTAAGTCAGCAGGAGCTAATGCTACAGCAGTGTTATATATCTTCATCGTTGTTTTAGCGATACCTTTTTTAACCCACTCTTCTATTTTCTTATCGAACTTATCCAATTCAACAACCATGCTATCAGCACCGTACTTAACTTTTGCCATATGGCACCTGCTTAAGTCGTAGTAACTTAATTTCATGTTGTCCGCCCTGATCTACAGAATCACCTTCAATACTAAAGATTCTACCCTCATACTCAAATAAATTGTTTTTAGATATTGGCAAGTCATAAGGTACATATAGGTTTCTGTCATATTCTTGTGACATTTGATGAAATTTTAGTTGTTCAGATGTAGTAGGCGTATCCATAAATCCTTTAATTGTTTTATCGCTTACAAAGCGCTCTTGTATAATTGGATACTCTCCTACTTTTTTGATACTTCCAATAGAAATAGTGTGAGGGAATTCGTCGTATGGGTTAAACACAAACAACACCTCTACCTTATTGGTTTAAACAGATGAAACTTTGCTCGTTTATACCTGTTTAATACTCCACTAATGTAATCAGGGACACCATCGTTATAAGTGTACGACACTGTCCCCATACTTCTTGACTTTAAATTCTTTTTAACTTCAGGTCGTTGATAATACTCTAGGACATCTGCGACATACTTTTTGATTGAGTAAGGATAAATGACTTGACCATCTTTCATAAAATCATTGTTTGTTATATCCCTAACATCTTCTAGTATTCCGTCAACTTCCATCTTAAATATTTCTTCTTCATCACTTTTAACTTCCACTCCATTTTTCTTGAGTAAAAGTTTAACATCTTCATAAAGAGTCATTTTTATCACTCGCTCTTATCAGACGTAGTACGACGTGATTTAACCTCTTTGTAACCGACAAGACTGTAATAAGAGTCAAATGCCTTCTTTGTAACAGTAATAGTCATATTGTCTTTTTTTACCTTAATCTCTTCTGCAGGATTAGCCATCATATCTCCTCCTATTCAGTTGGTTTAAGCGTTGCGAACGCTTCTGGTTTAACGTTCATGTATGCAATATGCATCGTCGCACGTAAAGCGAACATATCACGTTCAAATAATGATACTGGTTGGCCAGAAGCATCTGATGCTTGTAACGTCGTTAACGTGGCATCTTCAGAAATTGCATACTCAATACCTTGTAAGATACCGTAACGTGCGTAATCCCAATCACCCATTAGTGCTAACGATTTCTTTTTGTCGTATACATCCGCTCCAGTATAAGATAGTGGTAATCCCATAATCTCGTTCCCGTTAGCATCAAATAATGGTCTGTCATTAGCATCTAAAGCATTACGCATTTTACTTCTGAATGAACGTGTAGTTAATACTCCGTTTGGATCTAACTCTTCATCTTCAATAGTAGCCATTAATGCCGAAAGGTCTACGTATAAATTATTAGTATCTGTAACAACGTTACCTTTCTCTTCTGCGCCTTCAACAAGCGGTTTACCACTAGTTGAAGTGTTATAAGGTGATTTAGTACCAAAGATAACAGCTTGGTCAAACGCTTTGTAAAATGCCTCTGCAATTAGAGGTTTAACCTCATTAAAGAAATCTTTTGCAGTCCATTTAAGAAACTCTTTTGATAACGGAATAATTACACCAATTTTCTTAGCTTCCATTTCTGCTTGTGCATATTCAGGCTTAGAAGTTTGAATACGTTCCGTTTCTGATACCCAGTAGGCGCCTACACCTTTTGCTAAGTAAGTAAATTTTTTCTTTTGTGCTGTCATTGGCTCATTTTTAGCTAATTTCATAATTGCTGAATTAGCCATAATGTCTTTCATGATTAAAGTACCTTGTTCTGCTGGAATAACGCCGTTTTTAAAATCCGATAAAATAACATTGCCTGGCGTGTATGTTGGAGTTGCCATATTTTATTACCTCACTTTATTTTCTAATATTGATTTCTTTCGCCATTTCTTCAATGGACTTTACATTTGAAGGGTCTAAATCTTGATTTTGTGATTCTTTAACATCTCTTCCACTCGATTTAAATTTAGACTCAACACCTTTTTGAACATACTTGTCAAAGGTTTCTTTTAAAGCTTTTAAGTTTTGCTCAGTATCTTCATCAGAATCGCCTAAAAATCTATCAACTAAGGATGTTGGTAAATTTAGTTCCTGCGCTTTACCTAGCGCGTTACTTCTTAACTTCTCACGTTTTGCCTCTGCGTCGCGTTTTTCTAACTCTTGTTCAAGAGCACTAATACGTTTTTGTTCTTCTGATTGCTCAGGATTACGCTTCCGTACTTCTTGTTCGATTAGATCCTCAAGATTTTTCTCTTTCCATGATTCTAATCCTTTCGAATGATAACGATCTAATTCAGGTTGAATGAATCGTTTACCTTCTTCTGTATCTAAAAAGCCTTTAACGTCATCAACAGACACCGTCTTAAGTCCGTTTAGATAATCTTTTACTTCTTTATCGTCTTTGTGTTCTTCAAAAAAAGACTTAACTTCTTCGATATTCATATATCAAAACTCCTTTTTGCCCTTCGCGTACCCTAACAGTCCGAAAAGTGCATAATAAAAAGCAGTTTAACGACATGCTAAGGTCGAGTAGCAAAGAGACAACTAAAAAAGTGTGAAATCATTATTTTTAGCATTTTCTTCGCTAATAGATGTTTTAACCATATCTAAATCAGCTTCATTTTTAACTGTTACGTTTACAACAACTTTTTCGTTTTGTAACTCTATTATCTCTTCGTACAAGGATTTAATGCGTTCTAACTTTTCTATAGCTTCGCCAGTATCAACATTTACTTTTATTTTAAAATCCATATCAATTACCACCTTTTCGCTTATATTTCTCCCACTCACGATAAGTCATGAATGGGATAACTTCATTTTTACCATCGTCTTTACGTGCTCTCATTACAGTTGGCAATTCATTTTCATCAATATAATAAAGTAATTTGCAACGACAATTAATATTCTCTTTCGCACTGTTTACACCAATAAATAGCTTGGGCGCCTGCCCAACACACCCACTTGATTTAAAATTCTGATCTATTTCCACTGATTCCCCATCTAAATGACGATGAGTATCACGTGTTCGTGTATCTTTAGTAGCATGCCAACGTTTCTTCATCTTCAAACCGTTATCTTTAGCAACCATTGCGCTATCAAGTCCAGCTTGTGACATTGCTCTGCCAGCTTCTGTACGAGCCACACGCAATGATTGAGCTTTAGACATGCCGATATCATCGCGTATTGCTTTTGCTATCTTAGAGTAACCCTCTCCACTCATAATACCTTGTGTAATGTGCATACGTATCTTTTTCAATACTTCATCACGATGTTTTTGTAGTGTTGGCATTAAACGAATGAACTCAATAGGTTGTTCAATAGCTGATTTGATTACCTCTTTACTCGGAACATCAAACTGCATAGATGTTTGACTCGCCATTTCATATAAATAAAGGCTCATAAGGAATTTTTCTATATAAGCATCTTCTTGTGACTTCTGAATCATCTTAGCTACTTGCCTATAGTCATCAGTCAACATTGTACCTATACGAGTTAACTCCTTATTGAGCCTGTTGTATTTATTGAATTCAGTCCATGTAACATACACATCATCATTTTGATATTTCTCAAACATATCTGCGATGATTTGTTTTATCTCTTTAAGTCGATTAGCAAATAGTTGTTCTATTGGTTTTTCTGCTTTAGAGATTAAACCCTCGATATACTCATTAATATCATTCTGATTGGTTATTTTGGGATTTGTCATTTGCGTCACCTTCATCTATGTCAGGTAATTTGTCATTAAATTCAAGACTTTCTTTTTCCATTTCGTCTAATTCGTAATCAACATCATCAACTAGTTGTGATTGTCCTAACCTTGTTCGTTCTGAAACTTGTCCCTTCAGGTTAATTAGCACTTGTGATTCTTCTAACTTATTAACTGGAATGTTACGAGTGAACTTAAATATCAGGTTTAAATAACTATCATCATCCAAGTTGTACCCTTTACGCTTTAATGCAGATAAAATAACTTTGAATTGATACCTCAACATAGCTGTCATCTTACGCTCAAACGTCATACACTTGTTCTCTAAAGCCATAAGTTTAAGTTTCATTCCAATGATAGGTACATTTCCGTTAAACTCGTCAGAATTAAAGTTTACTGACTTTGCAAAACGCATGATATTCTTTTCGATTCGATCTAAATGGTTCTCAATCATTGTGTCATTTACATCTTTTGTTAAGTATTTAACGTCCATATCTTTGTCGAACAACTCAAATGCGCCACTCTTTTGTGTTTCTTGAATCATTTCTTCACTCATACCCATACCGCGTAACACAAGGTATGCTAAACGTGTCTGACTAATCTCACTTGATGCATCGCTCATTGTTAAATCATATGCGTCAATTAAGTGAATAACCTTTTCAGCATCTCCTATCATCTCTTTGTTGTTAGGTACACCAAACAATGGATTGTAATCAAATAAATGTTCATATCGTCCAACTTCTTGCAAAGCGTCAATACCTTCTCCTCGAAATACATAATAATAAGCATTATCGTAAAACTCTGCGTACACATAATCAGTGCCATTATCATCATCTTTTTCATAAAAGTAGCGCAATGAGTATGTAGGTTCTAAAATATTGTCGCCAACAAAAATAACATTATAGGGATCTATATTCTTAATCCTAATATCACCATTCGTATCAATATATGCTAACCTAGCACCATATCCGCAAATTGCTGCCATTTTACCTATTTCAGAATCCTCATCATCAACACTATTTCTAATGGCAAAGTTGGTTATAAACTTTTTCAACTTTTCGTTTTTTTCTGCGTTTTCATCTAAATCATAAGTAACAGGAACACCATGTAAATAACCAACACGTGTATCAACAATTTCGCTGTCAAAAGAGTTGTTAAGTTTGTTATTAACAGACACGTCTAATCGCCTTACATTTCCACCAGTTTCAAAATCTTCTTTTTCTTCAATTGGTCGACGTTTGAATATTGGTACATAGTCAATATGTGTCTTGTATCTATTATAGAGATTAACCATTCTCTCTCTATCGTCTTTATGTGACTCTATTAGAGCCTCAATATGCTTAGGCAATATTCCTTGTGCTTCAATATCATCTATTAACTTATACAATGTCATTTCCCCCTCCTTAATCGTTCAGGTTTAGTATGTGTGTATATGGCATATCTTAACGAGTCCAACACGTCATCAAATTCTTTTATAGGCTCTCCGTTTGTAGGGTGCCAAACGTATTTAAATACCTCTTGCTTAAACCTATCCATATTATCATAAAGAACAAGTAACTTGTTTTGTTTGAACAACTTAGCAACTTCCTCTACACCCGATAGTTTACTTTTATCAGCGTTAATTGCACGTAATCTATGTCTTCTAAATTCAGTGATGTATTCAGGTCGTGCAGTATCGCAGTAAAAATTAATATTGCCATATCTACTTACAATATCTTTTGCAATAACCACCCAATCATCAATAAACTTAAATTGGTGTGCATGCTCCTCAATAAAATAAAAGTTACCATCTATACCTCGTCCTATTAACACAATAGATCCATAGTGCTCGTAACCCCAGTCGACACCAGCAAAGTATTCTTTGATAGGTATGTCGTCCAGTTCATCTGCTTTAATCGTATTCTCATTCAAATCAAAGTCGGCATATACTACACCGTCACCAGACACCCACATACCGTTGATGTTACGTTCATAGAACATACCTGATGGTGTTGAAGCCTTAATAGACTCTTTATATCTATCATTAAGAAAGTTATTGTCATCGAGCTTAAATTGGTGACTCAGTATACCTGCTTTAGGATCTGTATTTTCAATATAATCTTTCAACAACCAATGCTCGGGATGGTCAGGGTTGGTATCTACCAATATTCTTGCACCAGTTCCACTACAACGTGACTTAATCTCGTCAAACACCTCTTCATGCGCTAACGACGCTTCATTGATATATGCACCAAACGATGTCATACCACGTATAGCTCCTATACCACTTACTTTACTGTGACCTGTCTGAACCACTTGAACGCCAAATAACATGAATGAATTATATTTATCAAAATTAAACTCAATGCCATATTTGTTAGTTAACTCTATTAGTACGTTTTTTTGAATCGTACCTAATGTTGCACCAGCAAGTATATATTGAGGTATCTCAATTCCTTCTTCGTCTGCTATCTTTCGCACACGCATTAACTCACGTAAAAATAAGTCATTGTTTAATATTGTTTTACCTGTACGCTTTGCTCCGTGATTAATTAACATAAACCAATCTTGTTTTTGCGTTTGCTTCAATATTTCAATTTGTTTGTCCGTATATAAAGATTTAAGTTTATTCATTGACGATCACTTCCGTTATTGCGTCGTGAAGTTGTTTGATTTTATCTTCTGTTCCATTGTCACCTTTATCTATTTGTTCAATCTTCTTCTCAAGCATCTTAATTTCAGTTTCTATTTTCTTGTTAGCTAAAACTTCGTTACCTAACGTCATTCTATTCATACCATCTAAACTAGCGAGGAATGCATCAGCTGTCGCTTTCTTCACTCCCTCTATTTCAATGTCATTCTTAGCTACATTCTTTAGCCACTCATATTCTTCAAAGGCCTTTTGGCGTGTCCATTTTGATTGTTCAGCTACTTCTTGACGCAATTTTTCGTACCTTCCGGAAACCTTCCGATTTTTAAAAAGTGTACTCGCTTCTTTATCTAGATATTCCCCACTCTTACCTTTAGTCGAATACCCTGCGTCAATATATGCTTTCCGTTGGCTCTTGCCCTCTATGAGTCCTAGCACAAACTTTTCTTGCTTCGGTGTTAATTTAATCAATTGTTTTCACTGTATCACACGCCTTTACGTTAATTACTCTTGTTATTTTTTAAATATAAAAATGCCCCTACATCTCGTGCAGGAGCTACGTTCAATAAATGTGAAAGGAGGAAAATAGTTATGACTCAAAATGCAAGAATTAAACTACCCACCATATAGGCAGGTAGTAAGTGATTAATAGCGTAACATATCAATTTTTATATGTTTGTCACTTCTCAATCACATCGATGAGAACATCTAATGTGGCTATTACCCCACGTCTTAAGATAATTCTTACAAATCAATTATATAAAATTAATTCACAGTTTAAAAATAGTGTCATTTTCGTCATTTCTGTCATTTTTGTCATTTTCGTCACTGTAGTAGATAAATCTTTTCTGCTAACTCATCACGGCGCGCTAGAAAGTTATTTCTGTTCAATTTAGAGTTAGGCATCTTCTTGATAATTGCATCCCTGTTATAGCCTTTCTTTAACAACTCTAAGAAACAAAAGTCAACATGTCCCAATCTCTGTTGCGATTGATTTATAAACTCGACTTCTTTTAACATCTGAGCATACCTTTTATTTGCTCTTTCAAGCCTCACAACAACATCTTCAACTTTACTTGAGTTTTCCCCTTGTGGCTTTGGTAATGTTGCTTGTATGCCGTACTGAGCTATTGAGTTGCTATCATATTCCGGTATTACATCAGCCAACACATTACACTTCATTTTATGTGTGCCTATCATATTAACGATTGACTCTTTGCTATACATCTACTCCGACACCTCCGCCCTCATCAAATCTGACTGATCACTCAACTTTGCGAAGTCACTCGGCACCTCTACATCATTATTAGGCGTCATCATAATATATACTTGCTCAGTTACATACTTACCTAGCTCATACATCGCTAGTAAGAATAATAGTCTTAGTATTTGCTTAATCATTTTTTATCTACCTTCTTTACTTCGTATAAGACCGGATATAAATTTAAAAAGTGTATTCTATATCCAATCGTCTTAACTTCTACTTTATCTCCAATTTTTAATTTAGCTTGTATATCTGCACTATCAAATTTCTTTTTGAGTAATAAGTCGGAGTTTTCAATGACTTGTTTGTTGTCTAATACAATATAGAACTTGTCTTCTTTATCTTGTCTCTTATTATATTTATCTGTAATTGTCCCTTGATGTACTTCTTTGTTTTGGTAACTAGCCACTGCATAGATAGGCGATACGACAACAAGCATCAGTGCGATTACGCCGAATAATCGCAGTATTCCAGCAATAAAGATATCGAACCAATCCATATTTTTAAGTTTTTTAATCATTTCCGACACTCCCTTATATTTTCAAACAACTGACCTAATTTAATAATTGCATCTCTTTTAACTTGTGCCTCGTACTTTTCTTTCGCTTCTTCTTTACTCTCTGCCTCAACAACTGTAAACGTCTGATTATCTCTAGCAGTAGTAAAATGTTCATGTGGTTGTCCTGTTGAATCTTTGAATGTTGTGACTAAGTATTGTGTCACTTCCCCAAAACCTCCTTGACTCGATCTAAGATGTCTTTACACGTATCCTTTTCCTGCGTCTGCTGTTCCATCTTGTCTTTCGTGGTTCCTTTTCATTTTCTTTTTGTATGCGTCAATGAGTTGGTCGATTGAATAGTATTGAACTGCTAAACCAAAAGGTAGCGCTAACGTATAAGCTCTTGATGTAGTATCGCTACGCAACACTGTATCGCCAATACCTGCAATCATAATTTTCGTTATTTTGAAATCTGCAAAATCAAATTCACCATGTGGTTTGTTATCTTTCATAATTGCGTCTACGATAGTATTAATTAATATCTCATCAGTCTCTTGTTGGTTTGTAATACTTAACCCGAACGCCAACATGTCAGCTAATTCATCTAACTGAACATCTAACGGCTTACCTGGTTTCTTCTTCCAATTTTTAAACGTTTCCAATGTATTAAACCATTCAAAGAATTCAACTACATATGCAATCTTGCTATCTCCTAAGTTCAGCGTCGGTATTCTATCGTCGAACTCCTTTTGTATTTGTAATAATTCTTGTAACTGATCAGTTGTTAATGTGTTAGTCATTTTCCTGTTCCTCCTCATATTTATAGACAACTTGACTCGTCATAATTCCTATTGCTTCATCAAGATCAATATCTTCTTTGAGTGCATCTTGCATAGCATTAGGTAAACCCTTAAGTATTTCATCAAACGCTTGCGCTTTCTTATACACGTCCTCAATCTCTTTTAGTAATCCCTCTGTGTCATTGCCGTTATACGCACTAGCACTTATAACGGACTGTTCAATTTGTTCGCGGTTATTCATCATTTCCATCTCCTCTAAAATAAAGTTAGTTGCTTCTGCTCCTCGTATTCCAAACCATGTTGCTTTATATATGTTTCGAGCTCTTCTGCTGTATTAAATGTCTTTTTAACGCCTTGCCAACCTGGTACGATATGCCCGTGAAAGTAATAAGTGCCGTTTACTACATGAATATGTGCCACTCGTTCGTTATCCTGATACAGATATCTCTTAGATCCAAAGAATTGATTTAGGTATTCTTTGCGTGCGTTATCTGTCATGATCTACTTCTTAACTTTCACGAATATGTCGTTTTCCATCAGGTAGCACGCATAACGTCCTCTTGGATGTTTCTGTGGTACATTAAACAAATGTGGCTTCTTCTTACGTAGCTCAGCCTCTTTACGTCGTTGCCTAGCTATTTCACGTTCTCTAGCCTCTCGTTGCATAATTCTGGCTAACACGATTTCTTTATACTCAGCTAAGCGCATACCATAAGGTGCATGTAAGGCTTCTAACAACGCCCAGCCACCTCGCACTCTTTTTGCAACCATTCCTGGAGTTAAACCATTCTTTTTTATCAATTCATTTTCATGTTCGGTAAATTTATATGGTTTACCGTTAATCTTTACGATACTCATTTATTCCACCTCTACATTTACATTTCTAATTTTTAAATTGTCATACTCTAGTATTTCGTCTGGATTGTTATATAAGTAATCTGCCAGCGTTTCTTTTTCTTTATCCACATCATCGAAATGATGATATTCAACTTCTGTAGGTATTCTTATATCAATCGTTGCGTTTATATATGCTTGTTGTTGCATTAGATCACTTCATTTCTCTTTTGCGTTCTCGTCTTGCTTTAATTAATTCCTCGTAAGTAATCCATGTTTTGCCTGTGTACTTAGGTGCTTTACATATCCACGTTAAATTCACATCTCTATACTGATATCTGAATATCTTCGCTTTGATGTTGGCAACTTCAGTCGCCTTACCTTTAACATCTAAAACTTCGACCAGTTTGCCATCCTTCCACAAAGAGAAATCAGCTATATACGTAATCGGTCTTTGTTTCCCAAATTTAGGTTGTAGTTCGAATTTCGGTTGTATTTCGATACGATCATAGTTAGTGCCATTCATATTACTTTCTAAATATTGGTAATATTCACACTCTACTTTGCTATCAAATACAATTCCTTTGTACTCAACTTTCTTAGCGTTGTATTTACTCATCGTCCACCTCTAAATATCAAATATCGTTGCTTGTAAACCTAGCTCTTGCTCATATAGAAGTCCGTGAGCGCCTTTAAATCGTTTTAGGTCACTATCAGTCATAATTTTCTTTTCGTCGCTGAAATGGGCTCCTGTGAGCGAATAAACTTCATTCTCATTCTCTTTATACTTGATGACCTTAATATCTTCTGTGCCATCTTCTCGGTATAAGTAATATTTTTCTTTCGGCATTTTTAACACTCCTTAATATTCGACGATAGCGGGGCGTGTATGACGTTCTGCAAGTTTTTGGATAAATAGGTCATATAACTTATTTTCATCGCCCTGTGCCTCGTCTATGAGTTTCTGAGCGTACATATCTGAACACTCAAGTTTAATTTTCAAAAATTCTTTGGTTACCATGCGTCTCGCTCCCTGAAATCGTCTCCGATTACTCTTACTTTTCTTGCATTGTGTTTCATTCTTGAATTGATACGTTGCCAGTTCATATTTTGATTTAGTTCTTTATCACTAAAGTTAGTTGTAAAGATGTTGTTTTTACCTACTCTGTTATCAACAATGCTGAAAAGTTTATTTAAAGTGTGCTCTGTGTTTTCTACACCCATATCATCTAGTACAAGTAAATCAATATCACTTAGCAATCTGACTAGCTCGTCTGTAGTCTCTACTGCATTTTTGTTGTATGTCGCTTTGATACGATCCATCAACATTGGTATGTGCATAAAAGCAACCGTATGCCCTTTAGCTTTAACTGCTTTTGCGATAGCGTATGCTAGGTGGCTTTTACCAGTTCCGTATGAACCTTGCAATATTAATGATTTTGGCTCTTTTGTAGAGAAGCCTTGAACGTACTCTATTGCTGTTTGTTTAGCGTGTACTTGTTTTTCATTTTGTGGCTTGTAGTTTTTGACTGTTGCATCTCTTAAAGACGGATTAACGTTTGATTGATTGAATATGTTGTTTATCTTCCGTTGCTTGTTTCGCTTATATTCCTCATAGATTTCACATTTGCAACCGTCTTTATACTCGTAACCATTCGGGTGTTTTTTAGTAGGAGCAAACTTATATAAGTCGTATTCACTTCCACATCTCTCACATTTCAATCCTTTTTCGACATGAGTAGGTTGATATTTTTTCAAGCTTTCGTTTATCTTTTCGCTGAATAGTGGTTTCATAATATCCCCCTAATCCCAATAACTTTCGTCGTACTTCATGCGTTCCAATTGATTCGTGCCAGTTGGTTGTATTTTTTGATTGAGGTACCCCTCAAATTTACTGCCAAAAAGTGTTTCTGGTCTAAGGTATTTATCGCTATCCGTGTTTAACCATTCAGCTGTTTTGATATCAATCACCTTTTTAAAATCCTCCAACCTAAAATCTTGATTCCATCTTGCTTTAATAAAATCTTTTGTTTTAGCTGTATTATGTTTAAAATGCTTTCCTGCTTTTTTATTTAAGTATTCGATAATTTCTTTATAGGGAATGGAAGACACCGTCGGGTTGCCCGACAATATACTTCCTTCATTATTAGTATTGTTATTATTAGTTAAATCATTATTAGTACTATTATTATTAGTAGTATGCGATTTACCATTAACGGTTTTTCCATTGTTGGTTTTACCGTTAACGGTTTTTCCAACGTTGGAAAATCGAATGTGGTGCGGTTGCTCATATACTAAGTACTCATAACCATTTAACCTACCACTTTTATCACGTTTTCTACTACGTTGAATGTATCCAATTTCTTCCAGTTCCTTGATTCCACTCTTTAAACCGCTAAGTCCATCAGTTGAATGTTGCTCTAGTTCTGTTTCGTAAATTTGCCAGTTATCAGGTCGACTTAACAAATAAAGTAGAATACCTTTAGCCTTCCAACTTATATTAGAATCATGTATAAAATCTTTGTGTACTGTGACAAAGTTACCTGATTCTTTGTAAACTCTAAATGTTGCCATTTCGTTATCTCCTTTCTGGTATAATTTTGTTATCGCTACTGCGTTAGATTGGGGGTGAATAAAATATGGAAAAACCTTATATGTTAACATATGATTTAAACTCACCCGGACAAAAATATGAGGAATTGAGAAATGTTATAAAAAAGGAAATTTCTAATGGTCATTGCAATTATTGGAAATCTTCATTTTTATTCCGTTCTTCTTTATCAACTTCAGAAATGATAGAAAAGTTGAAACCTTATCTCGATTCTGGAGATAAGCTGTTTGTTACAGAAATAGTCAATAACAAACAAGGGTGGTTAACAAAAGAACAATGGGATTTTATCAACCATAATATTTTTATTTAGGTTCTTTTATTGAATCTTTTGTTATATCAGGAAAACCTTTAGAATCCTCAGGGGTAAATTTTTTAATTTTTTTAGCGCTTCTAATCTCTTCCGCCAAGATGACGATTAGGAGTGCTATTTTTATTATTCTTAGTCTATTCATTCCTTTTTCTCTCCTTTCAGCATTTTATTGAGCCTCTCATCAACTTTTATCCACGAGTCATGCAATTGATATTTATCATCAAATGACTTAACACCAATCGCATGTTGCTCGTTATGATGTTCGCGACATAACGCTAATACATGTTTGTCGTAGTGATTCATCTTGTTTCTGTTCATGCCTCTACCTACTGCTTCGTAATGCGCTAGGTCAGCGTGAGGCTTTCCGCATATTACACAGTTGCGGTTAACAGTTGACCAGTATAAGAATGATTTATCTTGTTTCAGTAGATTACTCGTTTTGTAGCTAAGTGGTATGTCATTGTAGAACGTCCAGTCAAGCGTTGCTTCAATGATTTGACTTGCTTGTGTTCTCGTACAATTACTTAGCGAAATACGTTCATCATAGCCGTAGTACGTTCTTACAAACTCGATGAACATATGTCTCATATAGTCCATTGGTTGACCTGTATGTTCTTCTATGTCTTTGACAAGCGCGAATATTTTTCGACGTTGCTTGCCGGTAATTTGAAACGGATCTATAACGTTTACATCTACTTCTACATCAAACCCGTTATCAAGTAGTAATGTTTCTTTATTGCCTAATTCAACATCAGAGATGACAACTGTTGTTGTGCCGTCGTCTTGAGTGATATAACTAGTAATTTTCGGCATTTAATCATTCCAATCAGAACGGTAAGTCATCATCAGTAATCGCAGTGGTATTATCAAAAGGATTATTACCAGTTTGAGTTTGTCTTTGTTGATGATAATTGTTGTTTGGTTGTTGGTTGTTATTCTTCGGTTCTAAGAATTGAACACTGTCCGCTACTACTTCTGTCACAAATACACGTTGCCCGACTTTATTTTCGTAGCTACGTGTTTGTAGTCGCCCGTCTACACCTGCCAGCGACCCTTTAGAAAGGTAGTTTTTAACATTTTCAGCTTGTTTCTTGAACACTACTACGTTTATAAAATCTGCTTCACGCTCGCCTTGAGCATTCGTGAATGTTCTGTTTACTGCCAATGTGAATGTACCTACATTTACGCCATTTGGCGCGCTTCTTAATTCTGGGTCTTTTGTTAAGCGTCCTACTAATACTGCTCTGTTTAACATTATTGTTTCTCCTCACTATCCAATTGTTTTAATCCCGCATCTAATTTTTGGTGTGCTTCTGCGATTTGTTTTTGACTTAATTTATTAATGTTAGATATTTTTAGCCATCTCATCGTTTTATCGATAGTTGCATCTCGCCCTTTTTCTTGAGATAAGTTCACGAACTGATTGATACGCTCTTCTAATTCTGTAATATCGTTGTCACTTGCACTTGGTAGTTCCTCGCCGTTGTAGATATATAAGCCTAAACCGTGTAAAGCCGAAGCTTTAACAAAACATCGTTTTTGCGCTTTGTTAATATCGAAAGTTGTTGCACTACCTTTAGCAAGCGATTTATTTCTAAAGTCCAATACTGGAAGCCACTCAGTCTCTGTACTATCTTTCACAGTCACAGATACCTGTACAAAATAGCCTTCTGGTGTAGCCAAATAAGGTACAAAATAATTTTCTGTGTTAATATCTGGATGTGGAAACTCGTGTACTTTTACTGTGTAGTTTGGGTCAATCTTTTTCAGCTCTTGGTGTGCATATGACCATGCTAGATAAGTTAATCCATTTTTTTGTTCTGTATGATCATTCACGTTTTTACTGTTCAACTGTTCAAATAATGTTTGTTCAGTCATGTTCTACCTCCTCGTACTCAATAGTTTCTGTCACTGTTTTCTTGATTGCTTTGTGATAATCCATATTGATACTCGCTTCTTCCATACCGTTAAATTCCCTAGCTCTATTTCTATTTGTGGAGTAACTAACATCTGAATTATTATCAGTTGGTTTGTTAGTTATATAAATTGGCATATCCCTATGACGGATGATGTAAGTTACAGTCTGCTTCATAGCGACCTCCTACCATTTCATGACTAAGTTAATTAGTCTGTCCTGTTCGTCTGTGTTCTCTTCAATCCATTCATCTATTGCTTGGTTGAATAAGTCTGATGCCATATCTAAGTCATTCTCATCTACGACATAAGCATGTTTAATTGGTACGTTGTTCATATCTTTAACTTGTATTGATATGCCCATATGACCTTTTAAAATGAATAGCTTAAAATCGAATCCGTTAACATGAATATTTTTGCGTATGATTTCGCCTATTTCATAATACATCTTGACTTCCTCCGTTTTTCATTTTATATTTAACTTGAAATTTTTCTTAAGTGCTTGATACTGTTACTTGTTGGCGCAAGTAGCAGTTTTTTTATTCTTCATAAAAGTATTCTTTATAAAATATGAATGTTGCGATACTTGCGAATCCCGCAATTGACCATGCTGTAGTGAAGTACAGCAATGGCATAAGCACAATCGCTAAGACTGTGAAGCACAATACTGCTAATAGATAGCTTTTATAAGTTTTACTCATTTACTTTCTTCAACTCCTCTATTATTCTCTGGTCTGATAAGTCGTGATAAGGGAATTTTTTCCTAGCTAATTGGACGGGTATTCTGCCTCGTATCGCAATGTACCCTTCGTCTTCAAGCTCTTTATTCAGTTCTCTTATTATTTGTCCTGCTTTGGATTTAGAAACAGATAAAATTACCGCAAGTTCTTTAGCTTGCAAACTATTTTTCATCATATCTTTTCCTCCTTTTTATTTTTGTGTTGTGTATAATTTAGTTATCTCCTAGTGAAAGGAAGTGATAATTATGGAATGTTTATTAGAACTTTTAAAAATGTCAATACCTCTAATAGCGGTAATTTTTTCTTGGTGGCTTGCTACAAAAACGGCTAATGAAAAATTCGAAGAACAAATCAAAAAAGAGACCTATGATAATTTTTACTCCGAGATTCTAAAAGCTTGTTATGAGTTGCCTTCTACCGATTTATTAGACTTCATGAGTTTTTACTCTTATCACCGCAAAGATAAGATTTCTGAAATAATCATTAAAAACTTTAGTTATGTACCTCCCGATATAGTTAACTATTGGAAGAAATACAATCTAGCACTTAAATTTTTCGAACATGATTATGAAAAAGATGTACAAGCCAGAGAAGTTTTAAGTCGATTTTTAAATTATTATTCTCACCTGATAATTATTAAATCGTTAGAAGAATCAGAGAAATTATCAGAAGAACTGAAATTACCGCAGCTATCGACACAATTACTTTCTCCTTTAAAGAGGATCGACTTTTATAAGTCTCAATTACCGTCACAAAAATTAATCCTAAAGTACCACCTGCAAGAATTAGTTCCGAATTCATAAAAAATCAACTCCTTCGCTATTTATCGATTTATCTTTATAAGCAACTCTGCAACTGCTCGCAACAGTTCAGGGTTGTTACTTGTTTCCAAACAGTAACTAGCATGCTTTAGTAATTTGAGTTTTAATTTATTTTTTTCTTTCGAGATTCTAAATTTTTGTAACATTTGTTGTGCCTCCTTTGCATTTCCAAAAATTTAATATAATTTAAATTCGATACCATCTATTTGAATGTATAGATTATCTAAATCAGGGATTGCCTTTTTATATAAACCAAATCTTGATTTGATATCTGCTAATAAATAGGTATCTAAATTACCAATTGATAATAGTCGTCTATTACCGGCTTCGTCATAGTAGTAATAAATGACTTTTTTGTTTTGAGCTTGCATTTGCTGCGCCCTCCTGTTAAGCAGTTACGTTAGCTTCATAACCGAATTCAGTCATGATTTCATGTATTTTCAATCTGCCTTTTTGTGTCCATCTAGTTTGTAAAACTGTGTCTTCTCTACCGTCAGAGCGTACAATTGCTATAGTGTCTGATTCTGTGTAACTCTTGCCCATGTGTTCTGAGTAAAGTACCCACTGTTTATTTACTTTTCGTTGTAATCTAGCTTCGTGTAGTAGTTTGTTTAACTTTTGTGCTGATATACCGTAGTCTGCCGCGATTTGAGTTGTAGCTAATGTGCCAGTTGATTTTAAGATTTCATCAACATAATCTGCTTTGGGTTTTAGCTCTCCGATTTCTTGTTGTAAAAGTAAGTTTTGCTCTTTTTCTTTCTTATACTCAGTCAACACTGTAATGATGTAGTCTGGATCTTTTAATGTTTGTTCAATTACATTGTCTGTTGCGTAGATACCGTGTTTGCGAATAGCTGGTAGGACTTCCATCGCCAACCAATCTTGAAATTTTTCTGCTACAGCATTACCTGCTTTGAAAGCCAACTTATATACCATTGGTTCTGGTATGAAATCGCCTTTCCCAACTTCTTGGGAAAGATATTTACCTAAATATTTATTGATAGTTTCCCAACGAATATATTGTTTGCCGTTTTTAAACTGAGTGAACCCCAAACTTTTTGCGACAGTTTCTAAATCGAATAAATTATTTTCATTATCTTGTTTGATTAAGATTGAAAACATGTCGTTACTGAAAGTTTTAATTTCATTCATTAACTCTTCACCTCTTCTTTAATTTCTAAAATTTTCGCAATACGTTTCTTTTGTTCAAAAGCATCTCTACGTCCACGTAAAATATCCGATAAGTAAGCACTTGAAATTTCTAGCATTTCCGCAAGTTGCTTGTTTGTCATGTTGCGTTTTAATAATTCCGTTCTCACTTTCAAGCCGAAATCTGTTGTCGACATATTAGCACCTCCTATAACATTTTTTCTAAGCAAATAAATTATCTGTTGAACACCAATAACTTTTATGCTAATATTTAAGCATAGTTTAATAAACCTATAACAATTCGTAATGCCTGTCATAAAGGTATTGAATACTCGTTCCCCAACGAATAATTGTTATGTGTTTAGTAAGCTAAATTTAAAGCTTAAATACAGTATATTAACTTTTATGCTAATTGTCAACAAAAATAGCGAAAAAGTTAATCTGTGATAGGAGAAATTTATGAATCTAGTACAAAGAATCCGTAATTTGTGCAATTCAAAAGGTATGACTTTTGCTGAATTAGAGAGAACTTTAGGGTTTTCAAACGGACAAATCAGAAGATGGGAGAAAACCAAACCAGGCATTGATAAGGTGCAAAAAATTGCCGATCACTTCGATGTATCAGTTGATTACTTATTAGGTAGAGAAAAAGATGAGTACTCCGGAGAAGATAAAAGTGAAGATATTCTTATTATGCATCGAGCTACAGAAAATATGACGGAGGCACAAAGGCAAAAAGCTTTGACTATATTAGAAGCAATGTTTGATGATTGGGATGATTTAACTAAGTAACAAAGGGGCTTTTTAATTGAAATTAAATTATGAAAAATCTTTTTTTAAATCTGCGAAAGCAGTTTACGAGATCACAAATGGTCTATATAACTTATCTTTTCCTTTAGATATATTTGAAATTATCTCAAAAGATAAACGTATTAAATTAGTGACTTTCTCTGAATTTTCTCAGAATACTGGCACTTTATATTTTAAAATACCTTCTATTTTCGGTTCAGAAGAAGCGTTTCATATTAGAAAAGGAGACAAAGCGATTATAGTTTATAACGATTTACTGCCTATGAATCGTCTAAGATTTACTTTAGCTCATGAATATGGTCATTTTATAATGGGACATACTGGAGTTAATTTAAATAAAACATTCACATATAAAGATTATTATAGAAGGATTGCTGAAGAATATGAAGCAAACTCATTTGCTTCATGTTTATTGTTTCCTTTACATATAAGATACAAATATATAAACAACTTTAATATTGAGCAAATTTCGTACAAGTATCAAATGAGTTTTCAAGCGATCCATATAGCGGTAAAAGTAATCAGAAGACATATACACAATGGGTTAAACGACTATATGTCAAATAACGAAAATTACCACGCAGAAAACTACTTAAGTTTTTTAGAAGAGAAAATGGAAAGCAAATCTGATTTTATAAATGAATTTAAATATGCTTATGATCTAACGATTTAACAATCAAAAAATAAAGGAGAAATGAACATGAAAGAATTACCTAAGAGCAGATTAACGTTCAAAGAAAGTATGATTGAGAGTCAATATTTAGCAACTAAAACAAAAGAAGAAAAGAAACAATACAAGCAACTATCTGTTGAAGACAAAAGAGAAATTTTAAAAGAATACCAAAGTAAACCTAGAAAAGAAGTGAAATTTGAAAGTGAAATCAATAAATCTGACGAAAACTTATCTAAAATCTACCAAAGATTTAGCGAAATAGGTGTAGAGGATTTGTTTGGTACAAAAAAAGAAGTGAAAGAACTACCTATGATTTTAAAAGATAATGAAAACATAATGTATGTAACTTCGGGATTGTACAATAATAATACCTACTTAATAGTATGTACTGATCTAAGATTGTTATTCTTAGATAAAGGTATGATATATGGTTTGAAATTTCATGAATTTCCATTCGAGAAAATCAATTCTGTTTCGTATAAAAAAGGACTTCTTTTTGGCGAAATAATTATACATCACGGTTCATCAAGTATCGCTATAGGAAGCATATCAAAAAACACTGTATCTAGAATGGCGGAAACAATACAAGAACAAATCTCTATTCGAGAAAGTTCTATGAAACCATCCAATTCTGAAAAAATGAGTTTTTCTGTTGCTGATGAATTAATAAAATATAAAGAATTATTAGATGTCGGAGTAATTTCTCAGGAAGAGTTCGATAAGAAAAAACAACAATTATTGGATATTGATTAATAGCGCTTGTGTGGCGTGAGGAGGATGAGGGATGGAAGAGAATAAAACTTTAAAAGAATACTTGCGTAATTTTTTAGAAGGTTACAAATATGTAGTTGAAAACAGATACATTTATCAGTTTAGTAGTAATCCGGAAGCCTTCCCATTCATGAGAAAAGACGATTACAAGATTTCGATATTTTATCTAAATCAATCTTTTTTTGAAGAACCTTGCATCGTTGTTATCTCAAATGACAGTAAATTAAAAGAAATATATAATTTTCGTAATACTGATATCAAACATTTGTCTAAACACTTTACTTCATACATATATGATTCTAAAAAGTATGTAGAAGAACAATCCGGATTATTAGATTTTAATAACTACATTTATTACACGTCTATTTACTACGGAAAATATATCGGGACTGTAATAATACAAAACAATTTAGATTTATTTTTTAATTATGGCAAACGATTAGCTAACGATCATTACAATACATTGATATCGAAGTCGAAAGAGAAATTGATAAACAAAGCACATGATGAAATACAACCGTTCAACCACTTAGATTTAAATAGCATGAAAAAGATTGTTGATGATATAACTTTTTCTTATCAAATAGAACAAGGATTACAAGCTTATAAAAGGGAGTTGTATTTGCCAGCTGCAGCAACCTTTGCTGTTGCTATAGAGACGTTTTTAATCAAATTAAAAAAAGTGAATAAAATCAAACATAAAGACACCGATTCAACTATGTACACCAAATTATTAGGAGAATTAACTAAAGAGGGTAAAGTGAATTATAGAACCAAAAAACGGGTAGAAATTGCTTATAGTATGAGAAATATAATCAACCATTCACAAGCCGGTGCAGTAGCCAAAGGTGATTGCGACTTCCTTTTAAACACACTAAAGGACATCGTTGATGAAAACGAAAGAATATTAACCGAATACAGTAAATCAATTAATAAGACGGAATAAATAGATATCCTTGTATTCGGACTCTATTTTTAACATAATTTGTTCATAAATTTTTAATTTAAGTTCTTGTTCATCGTCATAAATATCAAATTCACTACTATAATTTTCAACTGATTCTTTTATATAAGCTATTTCTGCGTCAGTAAACTTTACGCACATTTCATCACCTACTTTTTATTTTATTATATCACATTTAGTACCTAGTACTAAATTTCGGGTAGCTCGCCTACCCTTATTATTTTTTTGCCAATTTTGAGGAGGGAGAAGCAAAATGCCAGTATATAAGAATGATAATACAGGTAAATGGTATTTTTCCATTAGATATAAAGATGTATACGGTAATAACAAACGTAAGATGCAACGCGGTTTTTCAACTAAGCGTGAAGCTAAGAGAGCAGAGGCTATTTTTTTGAATGACGTAAACGAAGGATATAGTGATTCGAAAACATTTGATTATGTTTTTCATCACTATTTAGAAAATAGCGATTTGAGACCTAAAACAAAACGACGCAAACAAAATGAATATCATAAACACTTTAAAGCTAAGTTCGGGCACATAAAAATGAATAAGATAACACAAAATCAATGCCAAGAGTTTCGTAAATATCTAATAGAGAATGTAGCATCAACAAATTCTGCTCGTACAATTTGGTCAGGTTTTAAAGTTGTAATTAATTATGCTAAAAAATACTTTGGATTACGTACAGATCCAACAATATCAATTAAACCTATTCCGCGTGTAAAGCCAAAACCTAAGTTTATGATGCGTGAAGAATTTGAAGAAAGAATCAAAGACATTGAAGAGCAAGATTACAGAGAGTTATTTACATTAATGTTTTATACAGGTTTAAGGATTGGCGAAGCTATGGCTCTTGTTTGGACAGACTACAATAAATACAAAAAAGAGATATCCATAAATAAAACAATGGACATCTCTAATAGAACTATATATCCGAGACCAAAAACAGATAGTTCAGAGGATATTGTTCCTTTACCTAAATTCATCAATACAATGTTAACTGAACGACATCAACGTGAAAAAGAGTTAAACAAATATTTTGATGAACGTAGTTATTTTATTTTCGGAGGAATGGCTCCCAAACATTACAGTCATGTTCAAAAGAAATTTCAAAAAGCTTTCCCCCATTATAACATTCACGCGTTAAGACATTCTTATGCATCTTATCTTGCAAATAATGGTGTAGATATTTTCGTTTTACAGTCACTCATGAGACATGCTCAAATCACTGAAACGATGGGCACTTACAGCCATTTATATACTCAGAAAAAACACGATGCAATAGCCATTTTTGACAAGTAA